ACTTAATAGATTTAAAACTAAGTAAAACAGATTATCACTTTATAACACTAAAAGACAAATATAAAGATGAAGAATAAATCAACAACATTACTTGGATTGATTACCTTTTTTTTAGTAGCATCCTTAGTAGCATTATCAATTATACTAACAGTAATTGGATTACAAATATAAATTTTAACATTTCTTTAACATTTTTTATTGTTTAAAAAGTATTATGATGTTGTATCTTTGGTGTATAATTAAAACAAAAATAAAATAATATGACAACATTAGTAACAATTTCAGATAACAAAATAGATAAATTATTGACAGAGTTAAGTAACTTAACTAACAATACAGAGACTATAAAAATAACGAGAGAGGATTGGAATAAAACTGAAATGTTTATAACCATACCTAGTGAGTTTGAATTTGAAGCTAGAAAAATTATATATAGATGTAGGTATAGACAGAGTATCTACTAAACAATAATAACAAACTAAAATAAATTATAAAGCCTAGCAATAAAATGTTAGGTTTTTTTTATTATATAATTAGTAAACTAATTTATACTGATTATGGACGGAAGAACAAATAATAAAGGAACTAAAGGTAATAAAGGAGGTAGACCATCTAAAGCTGAAGAAGTTAAGATGATTGAAAGACTTACACCATTAGAGCCAAAAGCATTTAAAGCACTTGAGAAAGGAGTTGAAGAAGGGAACTTCAAATACGTTCAAATGTTTTATAACTATTATGCTGGTAAACCAAAAGAAACAAAAGATATATCAATTACATCAGAGCAACCTTTATTTGATTTAGATTAGTGTTTCAAGTTACAACTGCAATAAAGAAACTGTATAAGTTACAGAAAAGAAAGAAAGTAATACAAGGTGGTACATCAGCTGGTAAAACATTTGGTATATTGCCTATACTTATTGATAGATGTATAAGAACACCTATGCTTGAAACAAGTGTAGTATCTGAATCAATACCACATCTTCGTAGAGGTGCAATGAAAGACTTTCTAAAGATTATGGTAGCAACCAATAGGTTTAGAGATAATCAATGGAATAGGTCAGCTTTAAAGTACACATTTACAAATGGTAGTTACATAGAATTTTTTAGTGTTGAACAACCAGATAAATTAAGAGGAGCAAGAAGAAGTGTATTGTATGTAAACGAAGCAAACAATGTACCTTTTGAAGCATACACACAATTAAGTATTAGAACATCTGGAGACATATGGATTGACTTTAATCCAACTGCTAATTTTTGGGCACATAAAGAGGTTGTAGGCAACGATGATGCAGACTTTATTACATTAACATACAAAGACAATGAAGCTCTACCAGAAACGATTGTAAGAGATATAGAGAGTGCAAAAGACAAAGCAAAGGATTCAGAGTATTGGAGCAACTGGTGGAAAGTATATGGTCTTGGTCAAATAGGAAGTTTAGAAGGTGTATGTATTCCAGACTGGAAAGAAATTAAACAACTACCAGCAGAAGCAAGGTTATTATGTTATGGAATGGACTTTGGTTATAGTGCTGACCCAACTACATTAGTAGCTTTATACAAATATAATGATGCTTATATCTTTGATGAGGTAATCTACCAAAAGAAATTACTAAACATAGACATCTCAAACTTATTAAAGCAAAACAACATACAAGAGATAATATACGCAGATTCAGCAGAGCCTAAATCTATTGCTGAACTAAAGAGTTACAGACATAAGATACTACCTTGCACAAAGGGTAAAGATTCAATTGTATATGGGATCAACTTAATAAACCAGAACAAAATCTTTGTAACAAGCAGAAGCAAGAATCTAATGAAAGAGTTGCAAAGCTATACTTGGATGAAGGACAGAGAGGGTAACACTATAAACAAACCAATTGATGCTTTTAACCATTGTATTGATGCAGCACGTTATGCAATATCTTCACAACTAAAGAAGCCAAATGCTGGTAAATACTTTATAAGGTAAATGGATAATGAACAGATGATTGCATTTGTAGAGTGCTTTATACACCACAGAACTGGAAAAGAAGTAAGGATTGCAAAGCCAACAAAACCTAATCATTATTTACTACTCACAAAAGCCTATGAAAATTGTAAGGGTTTTTTTATAAAACATTAACAAAAAAGTATTATATAATTATGAATATAGAAATAAACGTACCAACATCATTAAATGAGATTACTTTAGAGCAGTATCAGAAGTTCTTAAAGGTAGCAGAAGAAAACCAAGAGGGTAGTTTTTTAAATGCAAAGATGATAGAAATCTTTTGTGGTATTCCTTTATCTGATAGTTATAAATTAAAGATGTCAAGTGTTGAAGCAATAGTAGATATCTTAACAGAGATGTTAAATGAAACACCAACACACATTGACAAGTTTACACTTAATGGTACTCAGTATGGATTTATACCAGACTTAGACGAAATGAGTTTAGGAGAGTATGTAGACTTAGATGGTAATGCATCTGATTGGCAGAAAATGCATATTGCAATGAACGTATTATACAGACCAATTGTAACAAGTAAAGTTGGTAAATATAACATAGAAGAATATACTGCAACTGATTCAGAGAAGATGAAAGCTATGCCATTAGGTGCAGCAATAGGTAGTCTTTTTTTTTTCTACAATTTAGGGATAGAGTTATCGAAGCATACGATTCTTTATTCCAGCAATCAAGAACAGATGGAGATTATTCAAGAGCAGCTAATTTCTCAGCAAAGTGGGGATGGTACTCATCAATTTTTAGTCTCGCTGGAGGAGATGTTAGAAAACTTGAAGATATCACTAAATTAAATATACATCAATGTTTTACATTTCTATCATTCACAAAAGAAAAAGCAGAGATTGAATCACAACAAATAAAAAGTAAGTTCTAATGAAAGGGTTTTATCAAGTAACGGAAACAATAAAGAATCAATTACTATCAGACGTAAATGTAAATACAGTTACAACTGGAGACATAACAAAGATTGATTTAAGCAAACAAACTATATTTCCTTTATCACATATAATTGTAAATAACGTAAACAACGAAGATAATATCTTACGTTTTAATTTATCTGTTTTATCAATGGATATTGTAGATGTTTCAAAAGAAGCAGTTGTAGATATCTTTAGAGGTAATGACAACGAACAAGACATACTTAACACACAATTAGCAGTTCTTAATAAACTATCACAAGTATTAAGAGGTGGTACATTACACCAAGACTTATACCAGTTAGATGGCAATCCAAGTTTAGAACCTTTCTACGATCGTTTCGAGAATGAGATGGCTGGATGGGCAATGACATTTGATGTACTTGTAAACAACGATATTAATATATGTTAAAGAACGTACAACAAGAGCTGAACAGATTTGCTAAGTATGTGATTCAACAATCAAGAACGAATCTAACAAAAAGCAAAAAGAATAGTTCTAAGGCACTTTATAATAGTTTAGACTATGACTTAAACGTAAGTCCAAATAGTTTCTCTATGAGCTTTCTAATGGAGGATTATGGTATATTTCAAGACAAGGGTGTAAGTGGTATAAAGAAGAAATACAATACACCTTATGCTTATACAAATAAAATGCCTCCTCCAAGCAAGATGGATAAATGGATTGTAAGAAAAGGTTTAAAAGGAGTAAGAGGTAAAGATGGTAAATTCATATCAAGAAAGTCTTTACAATTTATGATTGCAAGAAGTATTTACAATAATGGTATCAAACCAAGTTTGTTTTTTACTAAGCCATTTCAAAAAGCATTTAAGAATTTAGATAAAGACATAATAGAAGCATACAAATTAGATGTTGAAGAACTACTAAAATTTACAACGAATGGGAATAATTAACGCAAGAAGTCCTCACTTTATATCTGTATCAGATGCTGACTTAGCAACTGCAACTTTAGATATAGAGATTTATACTGGAAATGAAACAACTGGATATAGTGGTACACCTACATATTCTTTAAGTAAAAAGATAATACTAAACACAACTAAAATATCTTTTGAAATATCAGAACTTATAAGAGATTATTTAGATATAACTTTTGAGGGAGATTATGATGCTTCTGCTGAACAATTTTGTAAATGGGTAAGAACAACACTTACTGCATTTGATGGTAATGGTGTACAATTATCACAAACAATAAGCACAGATTTAGCTTTTGATAGTTATGGCTATTTTGAAGAAGGTGCAAACTATTCTTTTGAATATGAAGGCTTGTTAATGAGTAACAACGATATGTTTATAAATTCTGGGGATGAGATAAAGATACCAGTTCAAACAGATAGAAGTGTAACTATTAAATTTTATGATTCAGATAATGGGTTATTAGATTCTGAAACATTTACTTTATCAGACCAATCACAAGACAAGGTAGTATATTCTTCTTATACTGATGACCAAGCAGCAAAAGCAACTATACAATATACTGGAGATTCTGGTGCAGAAACATCAACTGTTAAAATATCACAATTAAGTGAGTGTAGATTCACACCATACAAGACAACATTTATAAACAAGTTTGGAGTGTTACAAGATTTATATTTCTTTAAAAAGTCAGTTGAAAAAATGACTACAAAGAGAGAAAGCTACAAAGCAAATACACTAATATCAAACAATACTTACAATACCTACAATCACACAAAAAGAGATTTTAATATAGTAGCAAACGAATCTGTTTCTTTGAGTAGTGGTTTTGTAAATGAATCATACAACGAAGTATTTAAGCAGATGATGTTATCAGAAAAGGTATGGATTACAAGCGACAACAATCAAGTATATCCAATCAATATAAAGACAAGCAACATCACATACAAGACAAGTGTAAACGATAGGTTAGTAGAATACACAATAGAGTTTGAAAATTCTTACAATGTTTTAAATGACATAAGATAAATGCAGAAAATACAACTATACATAGAAGGTCAGAGAGTAGATTTATTTGATGATGAAAGTGTTGTACTAACACAAACGATCCAGAATGTAAAAGACATTCAGAAAGTGTTTACAGACTACTCAAAGACATTCACATTACCAGCAACAAAAGAGAATAATAAAATATTTAAACACTATTATAACAATAGTATCACAAATGGTTTTGATGGTAGAAGTAGAGTAAATGCAACCTTAGAATTAAATCACTTAAAATTTAAGAAAGGTAAAATAAAACTTGAAGGTGTTGATTTAAAAAACAATATACCACATACATACAAGGTTAGGTTTACTGGTAATACAGTTACGTTAAAAGACTTACTTGGAGAAGATAAACTTGGTGCTTTAACAGACTTAAATTCAAATACACTTGTTTATAATGCTGCTAATGTAAAATCAAAGTTACAAGCAAACCCAGCATCAAGTGATATTATAACACCATTAATAACACATACAGAAAGGTTGTATTATGAAGATGGTACACACGGAGAAGGTACGAGGAATTTATGGTATGAAAGTGGTGGTGGTACATCGCATCATCACGGAGTATCTTGGGATGATTTAAAGTTTGCAATAAGAATTGATACTATCATACAAGCAATAGAAACAAACTATAATATTTCTT